GTGGGCATATCCTCTATCATAGTGTGGCTGAAATCTTCCATAATCTATGGAGCTCTTTACTGCACCACCCTGACCATGCTTCTTTCCATCATTGTATGCCTTGGCACCATCTCTCATTGATGAGGTTATTCTGACTTCATCAATGACTTCTTCCTTGACCAACGTCTTGGATGAATTGTTATAGTGGCTGAATGAGCCAACTTCCTTTTCACCAACATGGGCCTTGGTTTTCTTGGTATCACCTTCGCCATGATCACTAAACTTTGATTCTGGGTGGTGCTTGTTTACTAGTTTCTTCCAACCATCAACACCACCAGAACTGCCACCCCACTTGTGATACTGGTGACCAGCTTCTCCAGCAATACCACCAACGTGTGAAACATTGGCGACCTCATCGATGGTTTCTTCCTTCTTGAAGTTGTCTGGGTGCCAAGTGTCGGCATGCTTTGACTTGGCCTTATCAAGATCAACAGTTGATCTTGGACCTGAGTATTGCTTCTTGAGGGAAGCAACAGCTGACTTTACCTTGTCTAGTTTTTCACTCATTACCAGTTTCCATTCTTCCTTGGTGTAGAACGACCTTCTTCATATCCATCATGGCGAGGACGCTTGGCAGCAGTGGCATCCCTCTTCGCCTTATTCTTGGCATAGTTTGGATGATCTTCCATGTGCTTTCTCAAGTCATGTTGAGCACCTTCCCATGCCGCACGATGTTCAGATATCTTGCCTTCCAATTCCTTCTTCTTAGCTGCATGAGCCAAGAGTGCTGGGTCTTTGGTAGCCTCTTCCAACATCGCCCTTATTTTGGACATGCTTCTCATTTTGCAAGACTTGCCTTTGCTCTTGCCTGACCAGCAGTACGCTTCTTCAAGAAGCTTGTCAATCTGCCTTCCTTAGATGGACCACCCTGGGATGCTGCAGCATATGCCTTTACATCCTTGACTTCCTTCTTGGACTTTGAAAGATAGCTCTTCACAGTTTCCTTGTTGAGCTCAGTAACATATTCTTCATGAACTGATCTGTGGTCAACTGAACCATATCCATCAACAACCTTGTTATCCTTCTTTACAGGAGCATGGTGGGCGAAGCTGGCAACGACCTTATCTTTCCAATGTGCATGAGTTACAGTGTGACCTTCCCAGTCAGCACCCTTTGGCTCAACACCTTGCTTGAACTCAGCACCCTTGTAAGTGCCCTTGACGTGGTCCTTCCATGTTTCATGATGGTTGTGTGGGGTGTAGTCCTTTGCTGCGCCTTCGTCTAGCTCAGTTTCTTCTCTATAGACTTCACCATGCTTCTTATCATGGTGGAAAGTACCCAAGTGCTTGTCACCCTTGTAGGCGGAAGTCTTGTTGCCATTGTCATGGATCTTGAACTTGGTTTCATGCTTGCCTTGGAAGTCAGCACGCTCATGCCAATCAGCGAAGTCCTTGAACTTCATGGATAGACGTGGCTTGGTCTTCTTGGCTAGAGCAGCAACTGCTTCAACAAGAGCTTCTTCAGAAACCTTTGCAGGTGGCATGAAGGTCTTGTGCTTGATAGGTGTGTTGACAACTTCAGCTGGTGGCTGCTTCTTTGGATCAGTTAGATCTGGTCCAATTGGAGCCAATGGCCTTGTGGTAGCAATTGGTGGGTCAACGTTTTCGTCATATCTTGCTGGAGGAGGTGTTGGAGTCGTTGGGGTGTTAGCCTCAATCTCATCCAACTCATGAAGAGCCAATGAATAGATCTTCAAGTGTGAGCGTATGTGCCTCTTCAAAGCATCTACTGATTCCCCACTAACAATATGATTTGCTGGTGTAAGCATTACTCTTCTCCGACTGATCCAAACATATCCTTAGCAACTTCTTGCTTGAACTCATCGAGAGCCAAGGAAACCTTGTCATTCATAGCAGCATTAAACTGGTGCTGGAATCCCAAAGCATCCTTATCTACAACCTGTTGTACGAAATTTGTCTTGTCCATCTTAATCACCCTGTTAGTTGACTATCTATTTAGAATTACAGTCCGCTCAATAGCTCTGCAGCTGCAGCATTTATTGCATCTTTCGGATCTGCTTCCTGAGGCTGTTGCTGTTGATCTGCACCCTGTTGTGGTGCATTTGGATCGCCACCAGGCTGAGGTGGTAGAGGCATTGGACCTTCCTTCTCAATCTGCTTCAACATTTCCTTGATCTTGACATCATCCATCTTCAACACGTTCTTGAATGCCCACTCTCTTGAGAAGAATGCACCGAACCACTGAGTCATGGCTGTCAAGGTGGTCAACCTCTGATTCAACAACTCGGATTCCTTCAACTCTTCATAGTTGTTGTCCTTGTTGTAGACGTAGAAGATGTCCTGCTTGATTTCTTCCCATTCTTCTAGGTTGCAAACACCCTTCAGTGTTAGCTGACGCTTCAACAACTCATCGAATAGGATGGAGAATCTGTTCTGAAGACGCTGAATGAACTTAGCATACTTCAACTCGTCTCTGGTGATCTCACCAGACTTACCCAAGCTGAATGAATTGGTGCTATCAAGTCTTGAACGTGGAATTCCAAGTGCATCGTAAAGCTTCTTGGCGAAGTATTCAACGTCAGTCATATCACCAAAGCCTGCTCCACCTGGTAGAGTTGTGACTTCAGTTGACTTGTTACCATCACGACGTGGCAACCAATAATCTTCCAACATGGAAATATGACGACGAGCATCAATGATTTCACCGGTGTCAGCATTGTAAGTGATCTTGTTTCTAAAGCTTGTCATGATGTTCTTCATGTGCTGTTCGGCTTTAGTCTTGTTCATACCAGCAACGTCTACATAGAACACTCTACGCTCTGGAGCTCTTGAGGTCTTGTAGATAACAGTGGAATCTTCCATGAATCTCAACTGGTTCAAAGGTCTGATTGCCTTGTGCAAGTGACCTAGAACAATGGCTCTGATTGGATCATAGATGCCACTTGTCGTATACACAATAGAGTCTGGTGAAATTCTAACACCCTGACTTTGTGATGAGGACTGCTGGACCATTGGAACGCCATTGTTGGTCTGGTTGTAGAACATCTGGTCATTGTAGACGTAGTATTCTTCAACGTCAGTGATCATCTGAGCACCGACTTCCCTGTTCAAGTCCTTACGGATCTGCCTGTATTTCTTGATCTTCTTTGGATCAATACCAATGAGTGCCTTGATGCCCTCAGAAGGAGCCTTTTCATCAATTGCCACAAAGTAGTACAAACGGCCATCGACATACCACTTCCTGAACACATCATCACCGAACTTGTTGAAGTTCAGCAACTTCAAGACGGTGTTGAATTCATTGACGATCTTGGTCTTGATGCCATCTGACAACTTGGAGTTGTCAAGGTTCAGACCTACAACATCACCCTTTGCGCTGTCATGAACAATCGCTTCATCGATGATATCATTGATGGCATTCTCCATTTCTGGGTTCATTGCCATCTGTCTGTATTTGATGATCAGCTGGGACTCGTCTTTGAAGGCGAAGTCCATGTCAATGAATAGACCACTGGTTGTGCTATCAAGGATGATAGCGCCATCGTCATTGACTGGTGTAACTGGGGTGACTATTACTGGTGAGTCATCGTCTTCATCACGCCCGATTTTGAATCCTAGTAGCTTAAAGGCCATGGTTGCTCCACATTATCTCATGATATATTTAACTTGGCGAAAGAAGCTGGTTTCCCAGCTTCTTCTTAGCCCTGACCAGAAGTTACGTCTTGGAAATACTGAACAGCGAATGTTACGCTGAATTCCTCTACGGAATCATTCTGATCCCAAGACAATTCAATTGGGCTGATGTCCATTGGCCAGATGCCGACGAACTTGTAGTTCTTCAAAATTGCTCCAGCCTTGCCATACTGTGTGATGATTGCATCGACACCATATCCACCATCAATTACGTCAGCCTGAGCAGAGCGTAGGTTTTCTGATGGGTGATTGATACCGTTGAACCAACGCTGAACAGCATTGTGGACAACAAAGTCTTCGTCGTTGATGACCTGTACTGTCCAGTCTTGGAATGTACGATTACCAGCCAACTTGACTTCACGTCCAAAGTAGAACAGAGGTGCTAGTCCCATGGTTGATCCTGGCAACTGGGCTGCCTTGACCATGAAGGATGACTTGGCTCCAGCCAATCCACCACCTTGTACCCATGTTGGGAACAATAGTTGAACTTCAAACAGGTTAGGACGTGCGCCGTCACCTGTTAGATTTGATCTGAATTGATCTACATTAAATGTCATGTACTACTCCACTAATCCTGTTTGTATTTAGAACTGTCCCACAACCTCACTAAATTCAACCCCAGTTCTAACAGCGATGAAGTTAAGCTGGATGAAGTTGATTGAGCGAGCTGGCTTGATGTAAATGTCACCAACGAACTGGTTGGCATCGACAACGGCTGGTGGGTTGTTTGTTTCGTTACAAACGACTCTGTAGTCATAAACACCACGGCGACCCTTGACCACTCTCAAGAATGGCTCAACCATGGACACGAACTGTGCACGGGTGAACGCATCGTTGAATTCGAACAACTGGGCACGAGCAGCCTTTGAGATTGACTTCTCTAGGACAATGAACAACCTACGAACATTGATGCGATCAAATGCGCTGGTGTAGTTCAAGAAGGTCTTATCGCCATATAGCAATGTACCCTCGCCTGGGAATGATACAACTGGGTTGACACCATTCTTGTAAAGAGTGTCACGATCAGCCTTTGTTGGGTTGTAAGCCAAGCGTACAACGTTCTTGATCTGACCACGCTGTAGACCAGCTGGTGACCACCATGGGTCACGGTTGTTGTCAGTACGTGCAGCCAAACCTGCGATGTCACCATTCAAAGGGACCCAACGGTAGATGTCATTGTACTTGTCATACATGTACTTCCAACCTGAGTCAATGAATGCATAGCTTGAACGTGTCAAGGTGTTGACATAAGTGTTGATTGCGCTTGCTGGGTTTGAAGAATCCTGTGCTGCAGCCCTTGATGGGGATGCGAACACAACGATGTCCTTACGTGTCTCAGCAATGCCAATTGCGTAGTTGGTTACAGTGTTGCTTGCAGCTGAAGTCATCAATAGTGAGATGTCAACTGAATCAGCATCTGACAACTTGTCAAGAGCAACCAAAGTGTTGGCAGCGATGGTTGTACCATCCAAACCACCAAGCAATGTTGCAGTGTTTGAAGACTCAACAGTACCTTGTGAGATGACAGAGTTGCTGGCTAGAGCAACGGTTGTTGCCCAACCATTGGTGTTGCTTGAAGGAACACCAACCCAGTGAATGTACTTGCTGGTGCGGTAGACGACTTCCTTGTAATACACTGAAGAACCGTCATCGCCGACTGCGTCAGTCAAACGTGACAAGTTAGGGAACTTTTCTAGGACAGTGTTTGCTGTACCAGTGATGGCACCCTTGTAATCGACAACAAGAACGTGTAGTTCATCACCGACAACAGTACCATCGCGTCTCCTCAACAAATCACGTGAGGTGGCTGGTGCTGCATCAAAGTAGTTGGCGAATTCGTATCCAGGTGAGCTTGTGTTGGCTGCGATCGCGGTGAATCCAGCGGTGTTAGCGAAAACATACACTCTCAAACTGTTTCCTAGGTCTCCTGGGAAACGAGCAACCCAGCTGGTGTCTGCATCGACAGTGCCATACTCATTGTTGAAGTAATCTTCATCATTCAAGATCAAAACGCCAGATCCGTCGGAGGATGCGTTGATTGCATTGTTGGCCTTGGTACGAACGACTCTTAGATCGTTGGAGTACTGTAGGAAGTTGGCAGCAGTGAAGAAGTCACTTGCTGAGTTATTGTCTGGTTGGCCGAACTTGGCTGCCAAGTCAACTTCATTGGTTACTGGCATCACAACCTCAACTGGACCCCAGTTGAAGTGACCAGCAAGAGCTCCAGTAGAGACTGAAACAGCAGGAATGCCAGTTGTCAAGTCAATTTCAGATACATTTACACCTGGTGAAACCTGGAATGTCATGCGATTTACTCCTAATACATTGTCATAGTCGTGTAGACCTGATTATTTAGGAGAGGCTGAATCTGGCTTATTTTGTTAAGAAGTCACTGATAAGGTTGTAGACTGCGCTCAATGCAGTGACGATCCCGACTGTGACCCACTTCATCTTGTTTTGAGTGTACTCAAGCTTCTGGATTCTATCCTCAATTTCATCATGCAGCTTGTTGTCTGAGTCCACATGTGATTTCGTGGCAGCAGCAAGAGCATCCAACTTTGAATTCAATGATCCAAGGTCTGATGAGATTCTGATCAGGTGTTCTATGACTTGTGAGCTTTCCACCGGAATGTCCTTGAATAGTGAGTCCGTTATTTAGACAACAATGAGGATTAAGCAATCATAAGCTATCATAGAATATATACTTCTAGAGCCAAAGAGGTGCCAAAATGTTCAAAAAGAAATTGTATCTTCTATTGGCCGTCTTTGCTATAGCCTTCACTCTCACGTTCACCGTCGTGAGACAGGTTCATCCTAGAGTTGAATTCAGGGATACCCTGGTTCAAAACACTGAGTTGAAATTACTTGATCCTCCTGAGAGAATCCCAGATTCAAAGGAGTCTTTGAAGGACTTTGAGGGCTTGAAGATACAGGACCCAGCGAAGTACACATTCACCTCATTGAAGAGGGCAGTCACTTGGGCATTGGCTGCTTCCTTCATAATGAATGACAAGTTTGAGATTGGTGGAATCATCTATCAGAAGGGCACCAAGTATTATGTCAGCACATTTGTGACTTCAGGCATTGCTGATAGGGTTGCCATTCCAGATAAGTCAGTTGATCCAACTCTAGTGCCAGTTGCAAACTTCCACACCCATCCATGTATGCCTTACACCCATTACATAGCATACTTCTCAATCAATGATGTGGTCATGGGCGTTAATACCAAAAGGCTTCAATACATGGGTAATCTATGTACTGGAGATATTTCTGAATTCAACTACAAAATTGACAAGTTGGATTACTACACACCGAATGGAGATTTCCTATCAGGTGGAAGGATCATTGGTAACATAAGAGAGGCTGTACATTGAGATGTCAAATGTAATTTCACTAGACTCTAGGAGAAAGAAGGTCTACGAAATGATGAAGTGTGAATGGTGCCATACAGAACATCCATTGGTTCACACTAACATTGGTTTGAGGACAGGATGGCATGGCCCATGTCCAGGATGCGATGAAGACGCATCAATTCCACTGAACAAGTGGAATGAGAAGATGATCCGACTTTAGATTAGTGAGAAGAAATTGCCCTTGATTTTCTTCTTGGTCTTTGACACGGCTGGCTTCTTCTTTTCATGTCTGTAGGCAACAGAATTGCTGATGGCTGTGGTTGCAGCCTCAACCTTGTCATTTGAATGTTGTAGCAAGCCCTGAATCTCTGAGATCACGCTGCTTAGGGAATGATGTTCATTCCCACCTGTTGCCAATTTGTCTTTCATCCCAAATCCCGTGTGTTATCAGTGGATGTGTGATGTATTTACACCTGAGCCAAATTGTCAGTGGATGATAACCCTCTAACCCATTGACTTCGTTATAGTTTATGGGGTGGCATTCAGAGCATGAACAGGTGCAATCTTCTTTGAAGAGAGTTTGAAAGGCTTGTGGGTGCAAATATCATTGTACAACACAATGCCCAAACAGGAAGTGTTGTTCATTGAACGACGAACCTTATTGTAGACACGACTCACGGTCTTGCCATTTTCAATCAGGTCATCGAGAATCAGGTAATTCTTTCGAGCCTTCTTGTTGCGCAGATGCTCACGGAAGTCATCATGACCTTCAGCTGACTGAGGCACATCGATGCTGTACCACGAATGGGTGTCATCATCGGACTTGCGAACAAGGGCAATTGGAATCTTGGTGAGGATGCTCACGGAGAACCCGATGGCAGCACCAGACATACCAGTGATGGCAATGAAGTCAATCTTCTTTTCAGCTGCGATCTCAAGGATCTTATCAGCTGACCTTTTCACGAATAGACCAAGAGCTTCAGGATCAAGCTCAATGTGACTGGTCCCAACCGTGTATTTACTTGCCACTCAAATCACCTCAAATTTCAAGATGATACAATTCTACCCTAATTCAGTGTTTTGTAAAGGTCTAAAACTCTTGACGAAACAATAAGTTAGGAACCCAAGTTTTGCTTGTTCGTGTTCTCAATAGCTTCAAGGAATGGACTCCTGAATGCTGCCCTGAGTGCTGCCATGTCTTTAGGGAAGCACTTACCATCAAATCCAGGTTTGTCAGGGAATGCCGCTGAGTGGGAAGTTCCCGCTCTTGGATCATCCTGCCAACCTTCCCTCACCACGTGGTAATTCACTCCTGGAACCTGATCACAAATCTTTCGCATCTCATTTGCCCAAACGACCTTCAATGCGAGGTAGGTGTTGGTGAAATACTTGACAAGCTCTGCTTCAGTTGGATTCATTATCCTGTAGCGGGTTGATGGGCCAAGGATTGGCATAAGGTATCCATCAATGACTCTGCTACAAACATCTGGATGGCCACCAATGATTGAAAAGCCATGCTCAACTGGATTGGTTGGGTTTGGAAATTCTGGTGGAACCCAATAGCCACCTTCACCAATGTATTCAGGGCAAAATACCATATCATGGCCAGTTTGGTTTACCAGCTTTGAAGTGGTGCCCGGTGCTACTGTTGACTTGATCATGATCACGCCATCATAGTCATCAGCATTTGGAATGAAGTTCTTGACTACATCTTCAACGATGGTTGTATCACATGATCCATCAATTGTGTTGGATGGAGTTGGTACACATACAATGACTAGATTGATTGTCTTCCAATTGATTGGAGTGTCATGGCCAGCCATTGGGTCCCAAATTTGAGCATCAGGGTAAACCTTCCTGGTTGCCTTGCCCACATAACCAAATCCAACAATCAAAACATCACTGAAAGACTTCATTACAACCTCACACAATTGTTCTATGTATGTATATCAAAGCAAATACTATGTTTGCAACTGCAAGTATCAAAAATCCCACTCTATATAGCTTGTCTGCTTTCGTATGTTTGAATACACAAACAAGTGAGTAATAGATCATCACCAAATGTAGGAATGCTAGTAGATAATTCTTCATGATGTTACCTCTGATAGATTTGGCTCAGCAACATTGAGCATCAATCTAAATTGACCATAGACAACCCACCTATGGTCATAATCTTCAGGGTTGTTTGGGTTGATGTTAATTTCCTTATCAACAGGATACATGGACAGTGCATATACTGGTTCACCACAGCACGCATTGAAATATTGGTGAGTCACGAACAACCTGATTCCAGGTGTATATGGATTCTGTACCTCTACCAAGCTTCCAATTGCATACTTGTGGGTCATGGCAATATGTGGTCTTTGATAATGGTCAAATCCTTTTCATCAACCACGAAAGTTCTGGACAAGTACGTGTCCCAAATTGGGCTGTCCTCTTGAACCAAGTAATCATTGTGATGGGTGGATAACCTGTACCTTGGGGTGAGTGACTTTGGTTCATCAAGTTGTTTGACAACCCAAATCCTGACACCGGGGAAGTATGGATTGTTGATCTCAACCAAACTTCCAACTGGATACTTGTGAGGCATCAAATTGTTATTCAAAGCCACATCCAATTCAGTTAGCCTGCGGTCACTTCTATTTGTTCCATTGCTATAGTCCATAATCAAAATCCATTTCGCTGTCTTTCAAACTCATCAAGCTTGACTTGTATGTCTACAATCAGATTGAAGGCATCCATTTTGGCATCAATCAAGCCCTTGGCTCTCTTGAGTAGTGTTCTATTAGATTCATCCAGCACGGCAGCACCCATGTGAACACTTAGTGCCTGTTTGAACCCTTCAACCAACTCATGGTCACTGATATCACGTCTTGGCATTCTTCTTCACCTTGAACATATTATCAACATCTTTCTTTTTCATAGGTAAGCCATCACGATAGTAGTTATCATCAAGCATGGTCCACCTTTCGTGTTTATTCCTAGGACCAGTTGCTGCTATCAAATACCAACCACAAGACTCCTTGACTTTTACCTTGTTGTTCTTGAAATGCCTGCTTAGATCAACAATGGTGTTCAAAGCAGATAGTTCTTACGTTGATTATTGACGTATTCCCAAAATGCCTTTGATGCATCATCCAAAGTCAAGTCTGGGTTTACTTCAACATTACCATCAGGGTGGACTCTGAAGATGTAATCATTCTTACCACCATAGAACACGAGCATTTGGGGTGGTGAACAACTTATGGTGTGGCCAGCAGCATCGCAACACATACTAGAGTTACCAATTGCACCCAATGATTCCATTAGAACCTCAACAATCCAATCAAGTTGTCAGAGATCATATTCTCTTCACTCAAGAAAGTTCTCATACCATTTACAAGGCTTTGGTTGAAATCATTTGGATACTTTGATTCATAAACAATACCATTCAATGAGAGGCTCACGCCGTCCCAATTGATTTTGATATTCTTCTTGGTTGCATAAGCTTCCACGTAATAGGAAGCCTCATACAACAAAGTATCAAGAGCCCTTTTGCTCATCGATTCTTGAATACCTTGTTGAAGACAGCGCCAGCCTTGTTTGCATCGCTGTCATCTGAATAGTGCAGGTGGTTCTTTGGGCCATAAGCCTCAACCACGTTCTTGACTGCAGCTTCTCTGGTTTCTCCATAGAGGCCAAGGCAACCAGTCAAGTAGTTCAATTCAGAGTTGTTCATATTCTTCCTTATCGGTTTCTTTCAAATGAAAAGTTCTTGTTCACACCATCGCGGCAAAATGCTTCTGGAGAATTTTCAAACCCAGCATTTGTCACAAGGGCATCGATGCCACCATGTTCACTACAAAACTGAACTGCCCTGTCAACAAGGCCACCATCAGTTCTACGAACACAACCTGTCATTGCAATGATGAATACAATTACAATGACTGCACAAACAATGGACCTTGATATTGCAATGAATCGGCTTCTGCGCTTTCCACTTGCCGCATTGATATCAGGTTCTTGTCCATCAGAATAAAACATTAGTGTCTCCTCAATCTACTTTACTATAACCCAAAATACCTTAATTCTATGCTCGGTCTCTGTAGAAAGCAATCTTTCCACTGCAACGCTTGCACTCATATTCAAACATTGATAGTCGGCGACCTTGGATGCAACCAAGAAGTATGAAGCATATGATTTTCTTCATGGTCTCCTCTTCTTCCATGTGTATGGTTGGCCATTTGGCAACAAGCCATCCCTAACCATGTCACATGAAACGTTTTCTGTTGCGGTTGCAATGAATCTTGCACCTGTTTGACGGAGACTGAGATTGAAGTTCAACATCGTGTTGAGGTCATCAAAATATTTGCTCATGATCGTGTTATCAGAATTCATCCAATAGACAATCGTCATCTCCATCTTGTTGGCATCAAGCCCAACTTTGGATTCTTCATTATTCAAGCTCTTATACGCTCTCTGTTTGATCTATACTGCTTTCAATGGGACCAGTGGAGCCAAATCGTTCTTCTTCAACTGGGTTGTGATCTTGTATCCACAGAAGTCACAATAGTTGCATTCTGTGAATGTGCTGTGGTAAGTCAGCAGCGAATCCTTCTTACAGGAGTCGCAATTACCCTGTCTTTGACTTTGCATTCTTCCTCACAACATAACCTTTCTTGGTGATACCTGGCAAATATGGAACAATCCATTCTGGTTGCCTTTCAATCCACTTGTTGAAGTCTGGTTCATCCCAGCTGACCTTCATACAGGCTTTACAGAAGTATCCATGCGCTCCAGCTGCCTGACTGCAAAAGCTATTCCAAGCTCTATTGTAGTGGCCTCTGTTTGCATGCCTCAATCTGCTTCCACAATGGTGGCACAGTTTTGGCTCATAGAAATAAGCATACCAAATGATGCCGACCAGCGCTGCTAGTAGCACCACCAACATACACCAATAAAAGGTTGCATCAGACATCATCCAATTGGCACCGCATTGATAAAGTCAAGGTCGATGAAGTATTTGGTTACAACACCTTCATCAGTTTCAACGATCTTGTATATCTTATGGTATTCAATGGTCACCTTCTGGCCGACCTTCAGCTTCGCCCAAAGATCAGGGTGACCTTCAACAACGAAACGGCCATGTTCACACTCAAACACAATTGCCTTGCGTTCTGGAATGTAAACTGATCCACCTGAAAAGCTTACATCGCCGCTAGTGGTGAATCCAACTGAACTTGTGCTACCATGACCAGCTGGAACATATGGAAGATCAGCCACTGTACCAACTTCAGTTTCCGCAGTGTACTCAAGACGTTCCTTATCACAACCAACAAGAAGAACGGCCAAAACACCTGCTGCCAAATACTTATTCGTCTTCATAGTACCTTCTGTTCATTGTAGTTAAGATTGCCATTGGTCAATGCTGCTGGAAAATGTTGCTCAAGGAATTCTCTTGCCTTGGTGTCATTCTTGCGACCCTGCACGCGGCTGGTTGCCCAGTAATAGTCACGGATCAGATCAATTGCTTGAGCCAATGTCTCTTCCGTGTTCTCAAGTTTGACTTCAAGCTCAGTTCTAGTTGTCATACAATGCTCTTGGTATGTGCATCCAATGAGTTACGCCAAAGATGAATTCACCGGGACCAACATGCCAACCAGTGACTGACCCATAGCGATCATAGTCAGCAATTGCTATGTGGCCACCCTTGCGCAGCGTCAACACCCTCTGTTTGCTTGGGGCAGTTTCAATTGGCTTCCAGTTCATATCAGACTCTTCAATCAGTCTGGTAATGATGGCTGATGCAGCCATCACTGTAAACATAGCATGACCTGATCCACGATCCCATGGCTTATTCGCTATATCAACCAGCGAATCAATGATGTGTTTGTCTGAATCTCTCATGGAGATGTAAATCTCTTATCATACTTCGTTCTGTTCAACATGAGTGATATTCTGGTATTATCAACGCACTTGACATCAACATCTTCATTGAAGAATGTTCCATCCATGTATGATACACCTTGGTGTTCTTTACAAAGATCCTGGGCTGCCTCAATCTGGGTGGCATTAACTGAACAACCAGTCAATGTCAGCACGGCAACCAACATGATGATTTTCTTCATTAACGGTTCTTTCCTGTTTCGCGGTAAACAACAAAACAAATGACGATTGCAATGAGTGTAAGAATCGCCACTGGCATTGGTATGTTCAAACTAATGACTACATTTTCCACAACACTCTCCTTTTCGAACCAATTTCTTGTAATCCCTGAAACGCTCAGAGCATTCCTTCAAATACTGTTGGCCTTCAGGAGTTGCCAACCACTCTTCAACATGAATCGTCACGGCACCGTTTCTATGAACAGTGACTCTGAATTCTCCACTTGGCCTGACAGGTTCCTCAAAGGTCCTGACAAACCAGTTGATCATGGTGAATTTGAGCTTCTTCCACATTATCGAATTTCCAAGATCGACCTTTCACCAAACCAACAAGTCTCTTGTCCACGCACAAAGATCCTGTCACCATCGATACTCACCTCAAGGATCTTGAAGCCTTCTGTTCCAGTTGGATTCAGGCAGGTCTTTGGGTGGTCAACAACAACGTGTTTACCAATCAGGAATTCGCGAAGCTTACTCATGACTTCTTTCTTTTCCTCGCAGCAATATGCGCTCGGGCAAGACCAGCACGGTATCCAGCGGAATATCCATTGGCATACCAATCAGCCTCACCCTGCTCAATACAATTGGTTGGATCATTGTTGAACTTATCAACCAAGATGCGAGCACGGTTTCTTGCACGCATCCACATGTTAAGTTTAGCCATTTGTGGCCTCTGCAAGCTTGCATTCCAGATTCTTGATTTGTTCTCGAAGCGTGACCAGTTCTTCGCCCTGTGTCCAAATGGCTTCAACCAATTCCATCAGGTGAATGTTTTGATCAGGCTGTTTCTGCTCACGACTCTTCAAAGTCTTGAGATAGTTCTTGACAACTCGTTTGGTGTCAAAAGAAACTGACCCATTCTTGTTGTAAGTGACGTATGGTGCCTCATCCATTAGAAGAGCACCAGCAAATGGGCAGTCAGAGGGTCACGTGCCTTGTAGGCACCATAAAGCGTGTAGCAAAGACCCTTGCTGTCGCTCAAAATGGAATACGTGTAAGAACCACGCTGCTTGACAAGCAAATCACGGATGACACCAACGATGAAGTCTTCAGTCTTTTCAAACCAAGTTCCATCGATGACCTCATACCACTTCATTTCAGTTTCATTGTAGTGATAACCCTTGCCAGTGTGGTGGCTGAGGATTTCCGAGGCGTCTTTGATTTGATGTACTGGTAACATGCAGTTATTCTATTCCAAACAGCCTTGAATGTAAAGGGATAAATTCCCTGTCAAATCAAGGTCTTTTCGGGCGAGCCTTCGTCTTGAAGGTGAAGTATGCATCACCAGACTCAGTGTAGTCAGGCTTGTAATAGTCGACACTCCAACCAACTTCACGGTAGATGGATTCAACATTCAACAGACCACGTTCAAAGATCTCATTGCGGCTGAATGTTCCAAGTGATAGAATCTTGGCAAGAACTTCTTCCTGCTTCACTCTTGCAGAACCATCAACAAACTTTTCAGCAATCAAACTATTGAATGCTTCAATGACCTGTGGTGGGAACACCTTGAGCTTCGCTGATCCAACTTCATTTGGTCTGATTGGTTCAATCATTGCGTTCTCCTTTCAACTCAGCAGTTCGCCTGCGGGCAGCTCTCAACGGAGCCATCACTTCTTCTTTCACTGCTTCAGCCTTGTTTGATGCCCAATCAGCAGGAACAGCAACACGGTATTTGAGCCACTCCAGTCTTTCGGCCAACCAAAGGAATATGATCTCAAAGATCTCCATGAAAACGCCAGGAACATACAGCACGAGGCTTAGTAAACCCCAAGCAATGTACCTGATTCTTTGACGAGGATTGAATGTTTTCGGTAGTTCTTTGTTCATCATATTGCTCCATTACCAGCATGCCAGCTGGCCACAATATCAACAACATCCTTCGACAATTTCGGACTCAGCAACAAGGTGCTGAGGCAAAAGGCCGTTGCGTTCTCTCTGGCCTTTGACTTCATCCACTTGGAACCTTCTTTGTCAAAGAAGGCTGCAAGCTTTTTGAAGGTGCTTGTTGACGTATGGAATGTTGATCCATCAATGAAGTTATACTTGACCATTCCTCCACCAATTCTCTCATTGATGAACTCAAGAGGTGTGGCCACCTTCTTCATATGGAATTCAGGAACATTGAGGTGGAAATGAATGGAGCTAACTATCCTCTCAACCGTCCTGGTTGGGAAATTTCTTCTGAAAGTGGTGCGCAAATACTTGATTGCTTCATTGTGTCTTGATTCCCTCAACAGATTGACGACTTTGTCGTAACTTTCGAAAGGAATGAAATGAGTGTCACCATCGACAGTAACGGCACAAACGTCTTTGATGCCATCTGGTCCCATGTCACCATTGGATGGGATAAACTTGAGTGGGTAGATTAAGAGGTCATCGACCTTGACTTTCTTGATCTTTGGTTCAGGGTGAATTTCCTCAAGAGCAGATAGGAACATGCTTGGGGCACGCGTGGCCATCTCAAAGCAAATCTCAACCAGCTGCTCATCAGTCATTTTTCTGAAGGCTTTCAGAACCTGATTATTCATTACAAATGTCTCCACAAATCATAACAAGAATTCTAGACCAAACAGCGTTGAAAGTAAAGGTGAAAAATCCCTGTTAGATCAATGGTCTCTTACGACTGTCATCACACATTGAAGCAAAGGCTTTGATGGTAGCCTCCAACATATTGGAACCATATCCAACGTGGGCACCTGAATCCATGATAACACGGCAATCACCATCATGGTGAATAGTCATATCACAACGGAGGTGTAGCTCAGATGCCTTCTTAAAGATCTTAGCAAGCAAATCACCATCACTCATGTATACTCGGTAATATGGAGCACACTCACCATACTTTGCCAGCCAGCGATCGTTGTCTATCTCAGCTGGTTGATAGATGAGTGATCCCCAACCAAAGAGTTTGGCAACCTGATCAATTGTGGTGGCAGTCAAATTCACAGCTTAAAGACCTCACTTGGTTTTTGGACTACAATGTGCACATACATAACAGCCGCACCGAAATAGGTTGTTGAGGACAGACCGGTGCAAATATGTTCAACATATACACAAGTTGCCATTGGCTTCAAGTCATTCTGGACCTGACCATCCTTGACTTCTTTACAACCAACAATGTTGATGTAACCTCCACCAACAACTGAAATGAAGGTCATGTAATCGCCATTCTTTCGAACAGCCATCGGCTGACCACCACGTGTAATCCACACTGCTGGTTCTTTTGATTCTGGATCAAACTTAACAATGAAGATAGCTTTCTGGCCATCTGTTTCATTGATGGATTCCAAAACACCAACACTTGGTGGCTTTCCCTGATCTCCACCATTTATCTCTATCTTCTTTTCAGGCAAACCTGAAAACACAAACTCAGCAGACTGGACAGCTAATGGGGCGAACACCATAGCCAATATCAAAATCAGTTTCTTCATGATCTTACATCCTCTTGGTCGCAAACATTCAACAACGCTCTTATATCTATATGCGGGTTGAACACTCGCTTATTCTCATACAGGAAGTGTTCGCGACACTCATGTTCTTCAGCGGTGAGTGCTGCCTTGAATGCAGTTCCAATCACTTCACTTTCAGTCATGTATTCGCTGAGCATCCACTTGCGGCAGTATTGAACACAATGTTCACCTGTCTTGCAACACTTACCCAAGAAGGACCACTGAAGGTAGAAACGTCCACTCTTCCCATCCATCTTGACGCTTAGTTTCCAGCCTTCCTTGTACTCAACATTTTCGAGTAGCAATCCAAGTTCTTCACCTGTCAATGGTTTCTGGCTCATACACTCACCAATGGATTTCTCTGCCATAGCAGATACGATTTTCATAGACACCATTGCAGCTGGTTCTTTCACCACTCAATGGGAGGTTTGGAAAAGGATTAGCTGGCTCTACAATCACAGGACGTGAAGCACAGCCTGCACAAAGTAGAAGGACAACAGCGAGGAGCTTATGCATTGCGCTGGCGCTCAATTGCTTCTGAAAGATTCAACATGCCAGCATACTGGATCCTGTTAGGCAGAACCTTGACAACTTCTCCAGTAACATCCATCTTGACAGTATACTGGATTGCCGTGTCAGGTAGAATCTCACTCATGAGAATGGATTCGATGCGCCCAATCAGATAATCAGGCTTCACAAACACCAGTTCACCGGGAGCACCCATCATGGCAGTTCATCCTCAAATACAACGGAAAGAGCCTTACGAAACGCTTCCAATTCAGTGGCACCGTATTCAGCGAATTCCTGGTCAGCAATTGCTCTGAGAGCATTGGCTGGTTTGCCACTGACAAGATGCATCACTTCACCATTGATTGGGTGAATGGTGTAATCGACTTGGACATGGTATCCAGCATCAAGGATCGCATCCCTCATGACTTTGATCAAGTCAGCATCACTGACGACCTGCTCAGGGAAACGAATATATTGACCCAAGTCACCCATGTAGAACAGCCTGTTGGCTTTCCTGGGTACAACATGCGCAAGGATATGCGCCATCGGTTGTAGATGCTCAAACTTCAAAGAAGTAATTCTCTTGTATAGCCTTGACCAGTTCAGGATCCCTGAACGCATAGTCATCACGTATGTTCAGAACCTGAACTTCCTTGCCATGTATGTCAAACCCACGCTGCAGGGTCTCATTGAGATGACCCTGCGTCATGAAGACCAGTTCATCAGCCCAATCAAGCAGCTGCTGTGTGACAGGTATCAGAGCGACATCCTGGTTGGCACCTGCTGAGCGAGTGTTGAAGTTATAAGGTGGCCTCGACAAAACCTCGGCCGCTGTCGGGCTGCGAAGCACTCCAGCGGTACAAACGCACAGGACTCGCTTTGAACTACCCTGCAGTCTGTTTTTCACGACTGCGCTGTTCATAAATCTGGTTGTGTTGTCCATGCTTAGAATTATACCTTACAGAACGAAATAGGGAATAGAAAGAAACCTTGATAAATCAATCAAGATCATCCACGATAGTGATTTAATGCCTTATCACCAATATGCTCAATAATCACTTCAACGATGTTCTTTGCCTCAAGCAATGTCAAGCAGTACTCATTGCGAATGAACTTGATCACATCAACTTTCCTGTGTAAACCATTGAGCTCACGGATTGCTTCATAATAGTGATGGATCGCGATTCTATAGAATGCAGGCTCCTTCATTCCACGCACTTGGACCTTGATGATGGCAAAGCGTGGCTCTTCAATTGGAACCAACTCAATTGGCAGCCTGGTGTCTTCCTGTAGAAGAGGAATTTTGACAGCATCGATTCCAAGCTCATTTGCCAAAATGTTGGCAAAGTCCTCTGGGTGCTTTTCAGCTAGCTGTAGTGCAACTGCGGCCAGCTGTACATCAGTGACCGTGCGCAGGGCAGCAAGCAGTGTAGACTTCATCATTCTTTCTCTCCAATCAAAACTTTCAACTCAGTGTAGAACTTGAAATAACGTTCCATGCGGGTGATGTCACGCTGAGTGACACCAGTCAGTCGGCGAATATCAGTGTTGTGGCGAAGATCACACATCTTGACTTTGACTGAGTCAGGATTGGACTTGACCTTTTCCTTGTATTCTTCGTAGGTCTCACCAGGAACTTTCGTCATGCAACGGATGCCATGAACAACTCGTTCACTGAAGCCAGCCGCATACAGTTCGCTGTAGGTGACTTCACAATCCTCAACCAAGTCATGACCAATGGCAATGCACTGGACTTCCTCATCCTGAGTGCCCAGCATTTGCATCACGGCCAGCGGATGTAGGATGTAAGGGTTGCCACCCTTGTCATATTGGCCAGCATGACCATTTGTGGCCATCACCAGCATCATGTTGAGCATCTCACCCTTGTTCATAGCTTCCAGATTCCAACTAGGAAGATGAAAATTGCATTGGCACCAGTACCAGCGGCCAAGATTGCGGTGCAACCACCAACAATGATGTCAATGGATTTATGGTATTTGTCAAATCGATCCGTGGCAACTTTACACATCACCAGAGAAATAAGACAGACCACAATCAAGGTGATGGCCAGTTTGAATTCAATTAGCATTTGCTTTCTTCTCCGCTTTGATCTTGATCTCTTCGATCAGCTGTGCCCAGTATTTGCTCAGGCGACAAGGGCCAGTTGTTCCATCCCTCTTTGCACCCCTGAGCCAAGCCAGCTGCTTGGCTGTCAGACGACCATGCGTCTCATAGAACGAGGCCATCGATGTCATTGGCTCTGCATCATAGGCAGTGAAGCCACGGTTGTTGTGTTCATGCGTTGACAGCGTGCACTGCTCTGCGCTCGTCTGGCGAGCTTTCAGAACCACAAGTGCTCGACCAATGTACTTGTCCTGAGTCATCAGGAGCTCATTGATCTTCTCTTTGTTCCACTCAATGCCGTTGATTTCCATGATTAGAATTATACCTCAACACCTGTAAGAGTAAAGGGTATAAACTCCAATCAAGTCAATGGCTTAGGCATTGGGCCAATAATCTTCTCTTTGAGCCTGCTTTCGACCAGCGGCATGACCATTGTGAAAGGCACCATCAATGATCAAGTCAACTCGAATCAACAGCCTTTTCAACAGGTCTTCTGAAACACCTTCTACCTCTGACACTTCACGCAGGATCTTTTCTACGTCTTGTCGATCCTTGGTGTTCAGTTTGTGCATTGGATCAATCACGCCAGCTGTCCTTTGGGTCTTCTGGAATTCGGTATTCCCATTCCCAACCACTTCCATACTGACCCTTGCGTTCAATGGTCTCCAACCAGATGCACTTTTCATGCATTGTGTCAAATCCATCAGGAACAATCTCCTTGACAACCAACACTCGGGTTGGAATCCAAGCAAACCACTTGTGCCACTTCCTTAAACGCTCTTGTTCTTCCCTGATCTTCTCATAGGTCTTCTGGTAGCGATCATCCTTGTTTGGGCCGCAGTTGAATCTCATTGCTTATTTCACTCCATGGCTAGTAAAGCCAATGTACATCATAAAAGCAATGTAGCCAAAGACTGATGCAAACCATATACCAACCAACACTCTGTTGATGAGTCTGGTGCGACGCAAACCCTTTTCAACCACATCGATGCTTGATGGGGCATGATAGTGTTCATGATTCTTGCACATGTTACTCTCGCTCAATGACTTTGGGGCACAGACGACACTTCCACCATCGGGCAGCCAAGTGTTCAAATCGATGATCACAATGCGGTGTGCGGGTGACAAAGGCTCTGAGCTTCTTGTAGAACTCATTAGACCAACGCTTGATCCTTGTCTTGAATTTCATCACATTGCTCCTGCATTCGCTTTTGCATCTCTGATCTTCCTGATTGTTGCGGTCATCTCAGCACGCCCAACTGGATTGGCTGAGTGAATCAACAACACTGGAATGGGTGTGTAGTTCGCTGGCTGTGTATAGACACGCTCTTCCAGCCACTCCAGGAAAGTCTGGCCATCAGGGACATTCTCACCCAAGTCATGATCCAGACTGATGACGTCTATGACTTCACGATGCATCAAATACAGATCAATCAGTTCTTTGACTGTGTTGACTCTGACCCATCCTTCTGGGGTTGGGCGCTCATCGTCTAGGAAGATGTTCACTTTGCCAACTTCTCCACAACATTAATCACGCCCAGCATATACATTGCCATCGCATATGCAGCACCAATCAACATGAGCTTGGCCTGCTTCTGTTTGCAAGCCTCAAATCCAAACCAGAATGACAATGCTCCACTGACGATGAATAGGATTGTGTGAATGGTTGATGGATTCATGTCTTACTTCTTTGTCTTCTCTAATTGTTCAGCTAGGTGTTTCACGATGGCCGTTAGACCAAGAGAGAATGCATGTTCAGGGCCCATGCGGATGATGTTGCTTGGCTTGCCGTCTTTCTCATAGACGACCAGACCATTGCGGCGACCGACATTGGCTATTCGGGCATCACGTAGATCAATCAGCTGATCTTCAATGGCCTTTCGAGCCACTTCCATCAGTTCTGGGTTGCCAGCGATTTCTAGTAGATCCATTTTCATAGTGTTCAGCCTATTGGTCCGATGTATTTGTTTTCAAGTGACTTGGTGGCCAGGTCTTCAAGAGCCATTCTGATCTTCGTTGCTGACTCAACTCGACCTTCAAAGTCCTTCTGGCGACTGTAGTTGTAGACCTCATCCATGATAGGATCAATGATCCTGTCTACCTCAGTTGGGGCAGTTTCGATCTGGATCTTGTCAGTGTTGATGCGCATCAGATCTTTCTCACGGTGGCAATGTGACGATGACTCAGGACCTGGCCCTGATGACCAAGTGTGGTGACACTGACACTGTCACCAACTGAACCTCGCACGCGGGAAAAACAGATCGAATCCCAGGCTCGTGATGCATTGATTGCATTGCACTTCCACTTGGAACCATCTGACTTGACTGTGATCACACCCTGAAACATGATATAGCTCTCCTCTTAGAGGCACAGGTTCGAAAGGTTGCTGATCTCCATCACCTGTCTCACAGGCTGATGGTTGATGCCAGCACGTGTGCTGCAATCAAACCGAGCGATGCCCAAGATCCTGCCCATGTAGCGAACACTCACATACTGACCAGCCTTGAAAACAGCTGTGTCAGCGATGACTCGGGCAGTCTTGTAGAACTTCAACTTGCTTGCAGACTCAACAGGTTCAAAAGTCAT